TGCTTATGTAAAATATGGCAAGACTGATAGAGTTTTTTCTCCTTTCTCGATGCAACTCCGATGCGGGTCAAAGTTTCACGAACTTTCAGAAAGTCATCAGGTTCATTAAGAATTACTTCTACCATTTGGTCCTGAGACCATTCAACAGTAGGTTCTACCGTAGTAGTCATTTTGATCCTCCAATATCAAGTCGTTTTTTAATAAAGTTAATCTGTTCGTTTGTCAGGATTTTCAGTGCTTGAGATGCTTTTTCATTACTATAACCATAGTATTGTTTTACACATTCTAAGTCTTTGATTTTATCCTTACGGAGCCAGGGAGAAAATCTCTTCCTTTTCCTGAGACTATTTAGATAAAAAGAATATTGCATATCTTTATCAAGATGGTGATTCATATTCATTTCATTTGCGAAAAGAACAGAATCAATCTGACCAGACAAACATTTATTAATAATATATGAAGGGTATTCTTTAATGTCTTCAGACAAATCTTCTTTAGTAAAGTTAATCGAATTTAACCAATCTTTGAGTTCCATTATCGTATAATTTGAATTTCATCATCATCAGTCCAGAGTTCTACTTTACTCCTGAACCTACCCTCTTGCTTGAGTTTTTCGTAACGCTTAGTTGCTTTCTTTTTCCACCACGAAATGATATTTTCCAAATAAAACTTATCCCAATTTGGACCGCGAATAAGATCTTCTTGTTCTCCAAGAATTACTTCACGAACATTTGAATACCCATAGTCACAGATATAAAATCTTTTCTTTTGAGTAAGAGTAAATGCAGCATTAATCACCTCATTGAACTCAACAAGTTTTTCTTTGTCTTGAAGCGAGTTGCGAATAATAGAAATCATCTTGGTCTGTCGCTTCATCTTTTTTGAGGACGCTTTATTATCAGTAAGAGGAGTATTGTTATTAAGAAGAGTAAATCTATCATGTAGAGTGTGAAATGCTTCATCATGAAGAAGAGGTAGAAACTTACTTTCGGTTAGACCTTTATATCTCATGAATGGTTTTAAACCATCATACTGAGACGCATCTGTTGTTGAACCATACAACGATGTGGTTTCAAACAAAGCAATATCCTTTTCAAACACCCCATTAAGAGTTTCCCTTGCGTAATGAGAGCAACAAAGAAGTGCAAGAAGTTTTCCACCAAGATAATTATATCCAAATGGTTGAGATGGAACAATCACAAATCCCATTGCTGCGTGTCGATTAAAGATGGAAAGATTAGGAACTTTTCCCAACCATTCGTTTCTTGGTTTTGAGTTAATAGTCGGAGAACCAAAACGAATAAAACCAAGAACTTTCTTGGTGTTCTTCTCAAATACCATCCAACGAAGTTCTCTTCCTGGAATATTGGACTCATTATTATGAGATGATACTACCCTAAGAAGAGTGTTGTAATGTTCTTGGGGTAAAGATTGTTGAAATCTATCACCAATAAACTTAATATCAAACTCCATATCTTCGGGATGAATATCTTCGTTAAAAAACTCATCATGAAGTGGAGCGAGAGTATTAGTTCCTCGAATAACTTCTTTCTTCACAAAACGCAAATAGTCTTCAATATTTCCCATCTGAGAGAAATACTTGATAAACTCATCTGCTGCCCACTGAGCATCTTGTTCAGAAATAATCATTATCAAACAATCAGTTTTTTACTTGGTGCTTTAATCACAGAAAACATATTTTGATATTGTTCGACAATCTGCTCCTGAGCCTCTGAAATATAAACAACATATGATTTAGTAATTTCCAAATCTACATCTTTATCTTTTAGTAGTGGAGACCAAGGCGCAAATCCCATCTGACCGTTTCCTGTAGGAATAGCAACAATAGGATTACGAATGACAATTCGGTCTTCCAAATCTTCAACTTGGTCAGCAACAACATCTTCACCTGACCACATACGAATTAGTTTTACATTCATTTTTTTCTCCTTTATTTAAATTCACATTCACACATAATTTCAGTTAGTGCCGCTAAGAGATTAATTTCCTGGTCAGCAACAAAAGCTATTTGATACTGATACTTAGCAATAATAAGCACAGCAGCAGGAATACTAGCGTTTTCAAGGGATACATAAAGAGCATCGTAAATATTGCGAAGCAATACGCTAGAATCATTATCAAGATTATTAACGACCCATTTACGAACTTCGGGAAAATTTTTCTCCTTAAGGTTTTTGGTAAGTTCATTTACAGAAACGTCTGAGAAAGATGCAAGAATGCCCGCGTCGATTTTTCCTCCTGTAGAATACCTTTGAATTTCATTTAGAACTCTTCGGAAATCAGGGAAATGTTTTGATACCAGTTCCGCAACGACTTTTTCATCATACTCAATCTTTTCTTGATCCAAGATTGATTGAAGTCGTTGAAAGAAAGAACCTGCAAGTTGAACTCTTTGCTTCCCTTTGATGGTGAAGTCGATGACCGCACATCGGGAGTGAAGGGGTTCAATAATTTTGTTCTTGTAGTTGCAGGTGAAGATAAATCGGCAGTTGTTATAAAATGCCTCAATATTCGCCCGTAGTAGGAGTTGTACGTCGTTGCCTGTGTTGTCAGCTTCATCGATGATGATGACTTTGTGTTTAGAAGATCCCGTAAGTGAGACGGTCGAAGCGAAGTTCTTTGCTTGGTTTCGTACAGTATCCAGGAAACGCCCTTCGTCGGATCCGTTGATGACATAATAATCTGCCCCCAATTCATTGCACAGTGCTTTTGCGATAGTGGTTTTACCAATACCAGGAGGACCTGCAAGAAGGAGATTTGGAATCTCACCCTTCTCTACAAACTCCTTAAAAGTTTTTTTAGTTTCATCAGGAAGAATACAATCCTCAATTACTTGCGGTCTGTATTTTTCTGTCAGAAGAAATTCACTTGACATAATAAATTATTCCCCAATAGTATGAATCACTGGTTTTTCGTTTGCCAGTATACGATACAACTCTGCGTTCTGTCCAGCAGAAACTGGAACAAATTCTGTTTCTGGATTAAACTCATCATCACGAATTGCCTGGTTGATAACAATAGATCCATCCTCGCCAGAAATACTGCGATGATAAGTGCAAACAGGAATCACAAGGGCACCAGAACTACGATTTAAATGCACTATATGATAGGGATATTTCCAGGAAGGATTCACCAATTCAAATGTACGAATACCAGACAAGACACGATTATGATCGGTTTGGTGATAATGAATATAGAACTGCTTTGCACCAACTATATCATTTGGTGGTGAAATAGCAGGTCCAGTGTGGACAACAAGATCGGAAGCGTTCGAATCCTCTACCGAAATATCATAAAAAATAACAGAATCAGTTTCACGAAACACTCTATGCTTCTTGAAATTAACTTCACTCATAATCAAATCCAATCAGGTTTTCTTTGTGGCATACGAAGATAGTTTTCAGACACCCAAGGTTTGGATGCAATATATCTTCGATACGCTTCAAATGTATCAATAGTTTTGTCAAACTTCCATTCCTCAGGCATAGCACGAGCAAATGGAGTCACTTCTGTAATTTTACCCTTTGGAAACAAATAGTATGCATCTACAAGAGTTTTATAACAGGAGTGAGTTTTATTATACCGCAGGCAGTATTCATCAGACAAGTTCAATCCCCACTTGATTAACCAGTAGGCATTATGGATACTCTCCAGGGCCCACTTGGTGCAGGGATGATTGCGGAATGCTCCTTTCTCGGTCTTGTAGGGGGTTCCATCTGCCTTAGAGAGAGTGCCGTATCCGTGTCCCCACTTCTCTGATGCCACGATAGAAAGCATTTGGCACGCCTCTAAAGGCATTTTACATATGTGCTTATCCGGAAGTACGATTGCACTTTCTGCAGGCCACGGGGATGTAACAAATATATTCATAATGTAGAGATTAAAGTTTAATCCAATTTTTCCAAGTTGGGGAAGATGATTTTACTCGTGCCCTAGCACAACTATAACTTATGTTGTGATAACTAGCAACTTCTTCCAAACCAGTAAAATAAGTGTTTTCAATAAGATAGGTTTTTTTCTTTGCTTGACTTATTCCTTTACCTCTTGTTAAAAGAAATTGTTTGTCATTTTCAAGTTCCCTTATTTTTTTGAATCTTTTTTCTATAAGTTCTTTTGAGTGCTTTTTCCCCGTTAAACTTTGCCTCATTTTTTCAATTGAGTTTTCAGTTAGTCTAATTTGACCTCCAGGAAGAATATTGTAATAAGGTTTATGTATGTCTATGTAATAAACTTCTTTTTCATTTAGTTCATTTAAATTAGTGGCAGTGTCTAAGATTTCAATAATAAAATTTTCTACACCATACTTTCTCATAGCATTGTGAAGT